GTGGAATAATGTTTGAATGGGAGACAGAAAATTATGAAGGAGTCCAATGTCAAGATTGTGGCTATAACGAGCAAAGTTATAAAAATTATTAGGAGGAATAAATATGAATAAAGAAAATATGTTAGTAGAATTAAGTGAATTAGTAGGTAGAGAAGTAGTATTAGCAATAACTAGTGGAGGAATAGTTAGAAGCGATTTCGTTTCACAAATTAGTATTGGAGGAAAACTAGAACAATTCGGAACACAATTTAGAGTGTTAAGAGATAACAATACATATTGTTATTTTGATGGGGGAGATGTAGTATTAATTAATCCCCTTGTTGTTTCTTCACCTACAGTAGTATATTTAGATTTTACAATGGAGAGATTAGAATGAAAAGAAAAATATTAGTAATTGGAGCAGGTGGAATAGGAAGTTATCTTATTTCATTTTTGAACAACTTAGACTTGTATGAGATACAAGTGAATGACGATGATAGGGTAGAGACAAAGAATCTAACATATCAAAACTTTAGCGAAGAAGATGTTGGCCTACACAAAGTCGGTAGCATGAAGGCTAGATTTGATTGTGTAAAGTTATCTAGTCCTTATCCTATCTTAACACCTAATCAACTAGAAGGTTTTGACCTAGTAGTTTGTTGTGTAGATAACTTAGGCACTAGGAAAATGCTTTACAACTCAAATGTAAAGTGGTTAGACCTGCGTTCTCAAGGTAGAAATGCGGCTTATGTTTCTTATCAAGCAGACCCATCAATGTATGATAGTTTGTTAGCAGGTAAGGAAGGCTCGTTTAGTTGTCAAGGAGAGACATGGGATGGTTCTCAAGAAGGAATACATTTCATGCACATGGCTATTGCAGGTATGGGCGCACAATGGATTCAAAGATGGTTTAATGGCGAAAGTGTAAACTCTTTCGCTGTAGTAAATGTATGAGGTGATAAAATGGTAGATATAGAAATAGAGAGTTTAGAAGATGCAAGAGAAAGAGCAGAACAGCACATACTAAATGTGTGGGTTGAAGAAGCGATGTTAGAATTGGAAAGTATCGGTGTTCATTGGGATAATAAACATGCGGTAGATATGACATCATACAAAGACAAAAGATTCTTTAATGCTATTTGGCATGCTTCCACAGAAATACTACCTGCCTTAGAAGTGCAAGTAGTTATTGATGGTCATAATGATTGTTATGTTACAACAGGTTCATCCGGCTATGTTGAGTTTGGAATGAAACCTCCTGTTGGTATGACTTTACCGATTAAGTGTTGGATTCATACTCACCCATTTGGTGCGGCTTACTTTAGTGGCGTTGATTGGGGAACAGTAAATGTATGGAAGTCGCTAATGCAAGAAGCCTATGTATTAGGTGGTGTAGAACATTATGGTTATTGGCATAATTCAAAGCCGGACTTATTAATGATTAGATATTTGGATAATAATGGATTAGAAACATTTAGAGGTCAGGTGCAGAATAGAGGTGAAGAAGAATGAGAGCAGTAGGAAATTGGGTATTAGTAAAATTATTAGATGAAAGACATGGACATATTATTTCTAAGAACAATAGTAAAGGTAGAGTCCATAGTAGTCGCTTTAAGGAATTGAAAGATAAAATAGTTCACTTCAAAGATAGAACTGAATATTTCAAAGTTGGAGAATTTCTAGCAATAGACTATGATGATATATTGGCGGTGGAATGAATGAGTTATGAAGAATATGAAAAAATTATGGATGCGATTAAAAATTGCCCTATGTCTATGAAAGAAAATATGGCAATTGCTAATTTTATTAGAGGATTGGTGAAAGAATGATAATACATGGAAACGAAGTAAAACAGAAGTTACTACAAGGAATAGATATAGTAGCAAATACAGTAAAGCCCACACTTGGGCCACAAGCACGAACAGTAATATTACAAGGTAATCCGCCTGTTGTAATTAACGATGGAGTTACAATTACTAAGTATATTAGTCATGAAGACCCTTATGTTCAAATGGGTATTCAGTTAGTGCAGAATCTAGCAAGTAAAGCACAAGAAGGTAGTGGTGATGGAACTACTACCGCTTGTATTCTTGCTCAAGCATTATGTCATAATATGTTAGATGCACCGGAAATGAATGTTCATCAGTTTAATAGGTTGATTAACACTCTAAAAGAAAAGACAGTATTTCATTTAGACAACGCATCAGAAGAAGTCGAAGATATAGACATACTCGGTGTAGCAACCATAGCGGCAAACAATGATACCAAACTAGGCATGTTAATTGCTGATGCAATAAACAAAGTTGGTCGTGATGGTATTATTACTGTAGAGGAATCTAAAACTCACAACACTGATATTGTTGTTAGAGAAGGTTTAGAGATTGATGAAGGCTACATGAGTCATCTTATGGCTAATAGTGAAGATGGTAAATGCACATTTAATAATCCATTAATCTTCTTATCTAATTTAGCGATTAGAAACTTTAGCGAAATACTGCCTATGATGGAACATGCGGCAAATAATAAACAGCCTCTAGTTATATTCTGTAAAGGAATGGATGGTAATGCTATGAACAATGTAGTTATGAATCTATTACAGAAGACAATAGAAATTGCAGTAGTCACAGCACCTAACTTTGGTGATGCTCAATTAGATGAGTTGGCTGATATTGCAGGTGTTGTTGGCGGAACACTTTACACAGATGAAAGTAAAGATGACCCTAAAGAATTACACGCACATACTTTTGGAACTTGTGATAGTATCACTATTACTAAAGATAAAACAATTTTTGTTGGGGGTAACAGACCACTAACAGAAAATAGAATAACTACACTAAAGGGAACACTTGAAGATGCTCAAGATGAGTATGACAAACTTAGACTTAAGAGAAGAATAGCAAGACTTAGTGGTGGTGTTGCTACCATTAGAGTTGGTGCTTCTTCATCTATTGAAATGAGAGAAAAGAAAGAAAGGTTAGACGATGCTCTTAATGCTACAAAGGCCGCATTAGAAGAAGGTATTATTGTCGGTGGTGGATTAACTCTAGCAAGAGCCGCTAAACAGGCAATAAAAGGAACAAAAGACGGTAATTGGTTTTATTCAGCCATGCAAGAACCTATCAAAGTATTACAAAGAAATAGCGGTATAAATACACCAACTACTTCTTTTGGTAAAAAGGATGTGGGCTTTAATGCGCTAACAGGTAAGACTCAAGACTTGAAAGCGGCAGGTATTTTTGACCCTGTTAAAGTTACTAAAAACAGTTTCTTAGCGGCTATGTCTATCGCACAACTTTTCTATTCTACTGATGTAGCAGTTTTGTTGCCGGAGGAATAGAATTGAAATGTCCGACTTGTTGGAGAAGAATGCAAGAATATTATGCTAGAAGATTTGGTAAGTGTAAGTATTGTTTGGAGAGTGAAAAGAAATGACAAAAGAAGATAATTGGGAAGGAGAATATAGAGGAATAAAATATGAAATATCGGCAGAAAATAAAGTTAGTAAGCCGTTTTTGAAAGTGCTTTTTTATACATATAATATAGAAATGGATGAATACGAACCTGCTGATGATGAAGTTATTGCTCATCATGGTTATGTTTTCAATATCAAACAAGCACATCAAACGGCTAAAAGTCTTATAGATGAAACAGTGGGTGAAGACTAGTGAAAAAAAGAGCAGTAACAGTAACATTACCTGCGCCACATAAAGCACAGATTAAATGTCCTATTTGTAAAGGTAACAAATGTGTTGTCTGTAAAATGACAGGTAACTTAGCAATAGATGTTGCACCAAAGATACCAATACAAAGAGCGCATATTATCAAATATGTTATGGAGAATATGCAAGATGTTTCTCAAGAACTAACTAGAATGTATGGCTTAGTGCCGGAGATAGGAACTAAAGAAGTAGTTATTGTCAATGAGGGTCAGTATGAGATAGTGCAAATATCATCTTTGGGTGGTGCTTGTTGGGTAGTAAACAGACTAGATTTATTAGAAACACCCCGATACTTTACTGCTTTGAAAGACTTAAAGAAATTCAAAGAGGGGTGGATGAGTTGAGTGATTTAGAAACAAAGGGAACAATAGCCCGTAACGCAACTGATGAGATATTAGTAAAGCGTGGAAACTATTGGAACATTGAAGTCTTTGATGTTCGTTGGTATAGTAATGATAAACCAACAAGAAAAGGTATTCGTATGAATATTGAAGAGGCTAAACTTTTATTAAAAATATTGGAGAGAGAATTAGAATGACGAAAATAATTAGTGATGTGCAAATAAAGAAATTGATGAGAGCGTATAATCCTAAAAGAGAATGGTCGGAAGGTTGTGTAGAACACCTTAGAGAAAACTCTCGGCAGTTAATCTATTTCATGTTAAGTGAAATTGAAACAAACATGGAAGGAAACAAAAGAGTTCAACCAAAGGATATAGTGGATGCTTACAATTTTATTGCTAATGCAATAATGTTGGCCAAGCAACCTGTATTAAGACATTTTGTGGATGATAATATGGAATTATTTGGTAAAGTATTAACTAACGAGGAGGAAGAATGATGTTCAAGTATGTTAGAATTTGGCAGAATGATAAAAAGTTAGATGAATGGGCTAAGAAGGTTAGAAAAGAAATCAAGAACGAAAGATTGCTAGAAGCCTTTGAAGTAGATTTTAGTCAAATCAAAAGGACTAATGAATTTACAAGAGCATCCTTTGTTATGTATTGGGAAATACAAACTAATAGCCAACTGGCTACACTTGCACCACCTTTAGTTCAAGCCACTTTAGTATCTATGACTAATAGATTAGTAGAGATGGAAAGAATGGATGAAGCGCAGGTAGTTAATGCCATGATGATTAACTTTACTAGAGTATTAGGAATAATCAATAGTGGTGCTAACGATGAAGAAGAGTGAATGGATTTACTTAGCAAATGCTATGTGGACATACTCGGATAAACATGAAGGTGAAATATCCCGCCTTCTCAAAGAATTGGTTATTGCAGTTAATAAAAATATGGAGATGATTATAGATGATAGATTGGAAAATGATGAGCCGGTTGTTAGAATCCACGAAGGAAAAAACACCAACACAACAAGTAAAATTGATAGTAACAGAACTAGATAAGTTTGATACACAAAAGAGCGCAGTAATACAATTGCTTGCTAGAGAATATCCTAATAATAACATTGGTTTGGCTAAGGCTAAGTCTTGGCTTGCTAAGATGTTCGATTGTTTCGATGACGAGATAGAAACCTTATTTGCCATTGATGATGAATTAGGTGAAGCAATATACTTCTTAGATGCAGGAGCAGAAACTCAAAGAAATATAAGTATAAATTCTGTTTTAAGAGTTTTAGAAACTAATTGTGGTGCTGTAGATGATTCGTCTTATCTTTTAGTCAAAGATGTATTATTAAATATGTCAGCATTAGAAAGAAAGTGGTTTGTTAGATATTGGATTCGTTCTCCTACTAATGGAATAGACGAAGGAGTGGTTAAGAAAGTATTAGCAAAATATTACGATAAGAAACTGAGTGAAGTTAAGAAACATGCTAACTTTAATACCTTATGTAATATTACTATGTTTTATGAAATTAAAGAAGACCCCCCATGTAATTTATCACATGGTTCTTTTGTAAAACCTATGTTAGCAAAAGAAGTTCCTATGAATAAGTGGCCGGAGAATAAGATTGTAGATTACAAGTATGATGGTAATAGATACCAAATACACAAGCAAGGAGATAATGTAATTATCTTTAATCGTAAAGGTTCTATTGTTACACCACAGTTTCAAGATGTTGTAGAACGAGTTAGAGAGTATGAAGTAGTAGATTGTATCATGGATGGTGAGATATATCCAATTAAGGATGATGGTTCACCTGCTGAACATAAACTAATGGGAACAAGAGTTCATTCTAAAGACCATGCAGAAGCAAGAGAAAAAGTCAAGGTTAAGTGGGTCATGTTTGATTGTTTGAAGTATGATGGTGTCACTGTTATGGATTTCCCTTATTGGCATAGATTAGAGTTCATTAAACGCTTACCCGACCAAGCACTTAGAATGAAAAAGGGTGGTGATGTTCTAGCATTCTATAATAGAGCGATTAACGATGGTTTTGAGGGCATTATTGTCAAAGATACTACCCTACCCTATGAGGCAGGTAAAAGAAGCGCAGGGTGGGCTAAATACAAGCCTCCTCGCATTGAATTAGATGTGGCTATTACCACTGCTAAATATGGCGAAGGCACAAGAGCAAATGTATTCGGCACTTTTGGTATATCAGTAAAGAGTGATAGTGGTTTTAAGTCGGTGGGTTCTATCGGAACAGGATTTAGTGATGCTGATTTAGTTTGGCTAACGAACGAACTTAGAAAGAATGTAGAAACTTACAATAACGGCACTTACAACTTATTACCAAGAGTTGTCTTAGAAGTATCAGCAGATTTAATTACTCAAGATGCAAAGGGCAACTACGGGTTAAGATTCCCACGATGTAAAAGAATACGACATGATAAGTTTGTTGCAGATATAAATACAATAGAAGATGTGGAGAGTTTGCTATGAGTCTTAATGCACCGGAAGTAGATAGGATTGTAGACAGATTTGGTAAAGCAAATATTTTTTCTTTTGCTGTCTATGGAGATATTGTCGAGGAAGACCTGTTTATTTTAACTAAAGGCATATATGTTGCATGCATGATAAAACACATAGAGTTACCCACAGATTTTGAAAAACATATTACTGTTATAGAAATGGAGGAAGACGAAGAAAGAGCAATGATGTTTAATAGACAGGCTAATACTAATCTAAACATAGTTTTAGGTGGTTGTCATAGCAAAGATATTCATTTCTTAGAAGGTCTTTTGATGGAAGGTCTATCTCAATTGTGTATAGATGCAGATTTTATTGGCTACTATGAGGTAGAGTCTAATGTTTAGTAGAGATACCCTAGCAGGTATCTTTCTTTCTTTAGGCAACTATGAAATCTTAATAGAGAAAGACGAAAGACTTTCTATTGGATATAAAGTAAAACTTAGAATAAGCATTAGAGGAAGCGAAGACTTCTTACTTGCAGTTCAAAGAAGCCTACTTCAAAATGAAATTACTAGTAAATATATAGAACAAGAAAGTAAGAGCAGACCAAGACCTATACTAAAAATAGGCGGAATACAAAACATAGTGTATATTCTACAAACCTTTTGTAGAGATTTACCTAACGCTAAGGGTGATTTAGACACCTTTAGAAAAGCAACTAGGATAGTTGCGGAAGCAAGACATCTAAGATTAGATGGATTAGAAGATTTATTTAAATTAAAGGAGTTGATGTAGTGGGATTAACCACGATGAATAAAAATAGACCAATAATAATTACAGGAAAGACAGGAACAGGAAAGACGACTAAGGCGAAAGAGATGCTACCTGAAGCGGTGGTATTATTTGCGAATGAAATTGAAATAGACGCAAATTCACTTAATGTTGAAAATGGATTAATAATAGAAGATATACATTATAATGCACAGAAAGATGCTATATTGAATATAATTAGACGATATAGAGGACAGTTGGTTATGACTTCCCTCAATGAAAAAAACATTCCAAAAGAAATCAAGGCTTTGTGTAAAATAAAAAGAGCAGGTTCAACTAAGCATTTGTATGATTCAATACAAGAGATTGCACCAAGAAGTGAAGAACCCTTTTCATTGCAGAAAGATACCTTTAGTCTTGTAAGTTATTTCTTAAAAGAGACTGATAGAGATTTAGTTTGTAAAGTATTGAAGGTGAACAAGCCTTCCGATACACAACTAATGAATTGGTTGTGTGTAAACTCAAATCCTAATAAGTTATTATTTATTGATGGTAGAGTTAGAAGAAGATGGTCACAAGATTATTTCTATGAAATGCTTGCTTATGTCTATGATGGTAGATTCTACGGTAGAATGAATATGCCAATTAGAAAGCAGTATTCTAAAGTTCCTTCGCTATTAAGGCGGTTAGGAATAAAGAATGCTGATAAGAGAATCTTCAAGCAATTAACCAAAGATGAAGAGTTTGTGAAGTTTGCTAAAAGTAAACTAAATAATAGTGAGTGCCGCCTTTTAGGTTTAGGTGAGAAGCGGGTTCGTAAATCGAGACCCGTAACTAAAGTTAAACAAACTACATTAGGTGATTTTTGATGAAGATTCGTAAAGGTAAAAGAAAAGCAGTTGAGAAACTGATAAAAATAGTGGGTGATGAAGAATTAACCACTAAACAAATTTATGAGAGGATGTTAATGCAAACCTCTCCAACATCGGATTTAACATTTAGACAACTAACAAATGTATTGGGTGCTTATTTTGATAAGGTTGGATTCGATAAAAAAACAACTTGCATAATATGGAGAAATAAAAATGAACAAGAACAAATTAGTAAAAAGCAGAATAACAAAGATGCTAAATGAAAAAGAAATGACAACAGGCCAAATTAAAGATAAATTGTATAGTGCTAAAAACAACAAGGGTCTTCCTTCTAAAAAAGGAATGCCGACACAGAATCAACTACAGATGATACTTAGAATGCATTATACAAAAGTTGGGTTTTGTAATCAAACAAGACAAATCGTGTGGGGGAATAAAAATGGGATTTGAAATAGTAGTATTATTGTTTTTGGCAGGTTTTCTTTATTGGTTAGGAGGACTATTGATGCCGGAGTTTAAACCAATACAACAAGAACTAATTAAATTTGAAGAGGAATAAAAATGAAAAGTGAAAAATTAAGAAAGAAAAGCGAAGAACTAGCAAGCGAAAGTGAAGAACTAAAAGAAAAGATATACGAAGCCGAGCAACTTGAACAACTACTTGAATGGGCTTATAGGGCAGAAGGCTACATTACTGATATTTTAGGTATGATAGGAGATGTTGATATTCAAGAACCTCATGGTTGGCTAAGTCAAATTGTGTATGAATTAGTTACAGAAATAGAATCCAAGTTGGGGGCCTTGTGATGGATGAATTAGAAATAATTAAGAGAAAATTAGAACTTTTAGATATTATAAATGATACTACGAACTATTTGGATTATGAAATACTAGCCAAATTAGAACGAGGTTTCTTCTTTAGAAGAAGTGAAGTAGAAGGACTTTATGATAAAGAGATTCTTGATAAATATAAATATGAAGCGGAGAGAGTATAATGTTGTGGACAGAAAAATACAGACCAAGTAAATTAAGTGATATTGCAGGACAAGAGCATTTTGTATTAGATGCAGAACAATGGGTATTAGAAAATAATATGCCTAATGTTCTTGCTTACGGAATGCAGGGAACAGGTAAGACAGGTGCGGCTATTGCACTTGCTAAGTCTATGCTAGGTGATACATTCAAAGATAACTTCTTTGAAGTAAACGCTAGTGATGATAGAAGGCTAGAGACTGTTAGGACTACAATAAAGCAAGTAGCACAAAGCGGAACATTGGGTGATGCACCATTTAGGATAATGCTATTAGACGAAATGGATGGTATGACTAGTGATGCTCAAAATGCCTTGAAGAGAATCATGGAAAGATACGCTAACAATATTAGATTTATCATTACTTGTAATGATAAGTCAAGAATTATCTTTCCACTTCAAAGTAGATGTGCAAATTACAGATTCAACCCACTAAAGAATGAGGTTGTTCTTGAAGTTATCAAAAACATTCTCGACAAAGAACAGGTCGAAGGCTTCGCAGATGAAGATTTAGCCCGTTTTATATATGATTTAGATGGTGATTTACGCAGGGCAATAACCGAGATTCAAGCGGCTAAAGCCTCAAATTTCACGCTAAGAAAACAGGTGCAGGATTCATTAAAAGAGTTCGATGAAATACTAAATTTAATACTTAATAAAAAACCAAATGAAACATTGGATAAATTACATGACATTTTGTATGGAGGAAGAAGCGTGAAGGAAATATGTCTAGCGTTACACAATTCTGTCTTAGCGGCAGAAGGATTAGAGTCCAAAGAGAAGTTCAAACTTCTTAGGATAATAGGGGAAACAGAATATCGTTCTACTACCATGACCCCTAAAGTGATAATATCATGGATGGTAGGACAAATATGAACAGGAGGAAAAAATATGGAAAACATAAATGAAGAAATAATGAAAGAAATAAAAATAGGAGCAGGGCATTTGTCTATTACTACCGAAGAATTGGTAGATAAGTATGTAGACATTTGTAAAGAAAATGGTGTAGATGTAAATAGCGATATTGCTGTTTCTCTACTAAGAAACTATGTGCGAGGTAATATGAAGAGAACAACCACTAACAATAATAGTGGTTCTAACACTCTAGTAAAAAGCGCATTCGGTTTCTTTGTATCATTAGAATCTCCTAGAGATATGATGAGTTGGAGCAGAAACAAGGCTAAAGAGGAATATCTAAGAGATAATGACAAAGCCTTGCATGAAGGTCTTGTAGCAGTTGTTACAGAAAACGACGATGAGACTTATACAATTGCTAGATACTACAAAGGCGACTATCAAGAAAAGGTTGCTAAGACTTTGGTAGCAGGTGCAGAAGAGTTAGAGGATGGAAGTGTAATTATTCCATTAGACCCACTACCTGCTTATCCTAGCGGGGCTGAAAACAAAAGATATGGTAAGCCACTACCAGTTAATGAGTTTAGAAGAAACGGTATTTTCTTTGGTAGCATTGATGGTGCTGATATGAAGTCTTACTATTTTTCTTACAAGAATCAAGGCGGAGTAGATTTTGCACCCGATACTTTTGATTGGGTTCACTTCAAGGCTATTCCTAGTGACGACGGTTCAAGCCTGTATGGTATGACAGATGCCACTAAACTATCCTTAGTTAGAAATGCTGATGTAAACCCCGATAACAGTGATTATCGAGATATGACATCATTCGACTTTACATCTTGTTTGTTTGAGAATTATCCTAAGAACGGCACAGAATTGGTGGACTTAGATAGATTACATCAGACACAACAGATGGAACAAACAAAAGATAGATTCGCTATTGTTGAAGGAACTGTTGTTAATCAAAGAATGACTCCGACTGCTAACGGTAACAGGATTATTTCTATTACTGATAGACATGCAGATATGGCTTTAACAGAAGACGATGATGGAGATTTAGCAACAACTTGTTGGATTCCCGAACATATTAATATCAACTTTGGTATTGGTTCAAAGGTTCTTGTTGTCGGTAGAACATCTCAAAGAATCATTGATGGCGAGGCAGAACCTATCACAATCAACACTAGTGGTTTACTAGTAGAAGAATCAGTGGGTAATCCTATCGCTGAAGAAGAAGGCGTAGAGGATGAAGACCTTGATTGGTTTTGATTAATTCCGAGGGGGTTTTTGTTGTTCCCCCCTTTCGAGCAAGTGTAAGTGTGAACTTGTGGAATAAAATTGACGCTCGAATAGGTGCGAAGCCTATATTAGAGGAATAAAAATGATAAGAAAAGGATTAATTGGAAAAAGATTCTTGTTAAAAAACGGTAGTTTCATTATTGATTTAGATGAAGTGGAGTTTTTAACATGGAATAAAAATATAAAATTAACTGATAGTTATTGGGTTAAGTTGCATGTCGGAGGGAAGGACACTAGATATGTTTGTGACAGTCGTAATGAATTGTGTAGCATAATCAATGCTTGGAGTAAAATTAAAGGAAAAGAAATAAATATAGAAATAGAAGAAATAGGTGAAGAATATGACTTTTAAGAAAGAGAAAATAAATTTTAGCGAATTACTAAGACAGAAAAGAGAAAGCAGAAAATCAAGGTTGGTATTAGGTATTTGGGGTGAGCCTAAGACGGGTAAGACCGGATTAGCATTAGATTTCCCCGATAGAAAAATATTCGTTCTCGATTGGGATAGAGGAGTAGAATCTACATGGTATCAACATCATGATGCTACTGATAGAATAGAAGTATTTTGTCCAATTGTTATGACAAAAGACAATATTATTGATATTAATGAAAGTGAAGACCGTTCTTTACAATTCATAAACCATGCTAAAGAATCAATAAAGAATGGTGAAAAGCCCATCTTTGTTATTGATGGCGTAGATACTTGGTTAGCATCTTGTATGTTGAAGGTAAACCCTAACCCTAGAGTTGTAACTAAGATTATGCCGTTTCAATATGGTAACAGAAATAAAGCATTCTATTACTTGCTAGATACTATCTACAACTTAGAATGTGATGTAATTTTTATTACACACGAAACTGAAAAATACATGGATAATGTTCCTGTAGGGACACAACCCATGTGGAAAGATTGGGGAGGTAAACTAGAACAAGAGATTTACTGCTCTAAGAAAATGATTAAAGGAGAACTACACTTCTTTGCTGAATTGTTAGGCAGTAGAACTAACGGTAAACTTGTCGGTTCTAAGTGGACTACAAGACAAGGAACGCCACCTAACATTACATGGAATGGTTTGAAAGAATTGAAGGAGGGAACAATATGAAATTTACAGTAGATGCAAAAGAGTTTGTCAAGTCTTTGACAGATATACAATTGAAAGGAAAATATGTGAAAGGTGCTAGTGTTACTAATGGTAGTTTAGTAGAGTATTTCTATGCTAAACTATTCAATAATACATTGAGTTTGTGGAACGCTGATGCTATCAATTCACTAATTGTTAAAGTTAATTTAACAGTTGATGGTGAGGAAAATGGTGTCTTTGTTGCAGAAACAGAAACACTACTAAAATATCTAAAGAAGTTTAGTGGTGATGTAGAGATAAACAGTAATGATATTATTACTATGACAAATGGTAGTAGTAAAGTTACACAACCCATTGTTGTTAATCATCCAAACATGGATGCTATTAATCGCATGGGTCAGTATGTATTAGACACACACTTTGAAGAAAACCTAGAAACTCTATTTGAGTTTAACAAATCAAAGTTTGAAGGTGCGTTTCAGTTGGACTCTAATACATTTAGTGAAACTATGAAACTTTGTGAGTTAATTGGTAGTGGTGTTTATCACCTCAACTATGAACATGATAAGAATAAGTTATCTATGTCTAGTGCTACTAATAATACAAACAAGTTTGAAACTTCTATTGAATTAGAAGGTAACATTGGAGAATCAGCAACGCTAGATTTCTCTAGTCCACTTCATGTATTGTTTGACAATGAAATGTTAAACTTCTATGTCAAAGATGATTTCCCGATGTTAATTATGTCGGAAAACAAATTGATAATTAAAGCACCACACTTAGCAAATTGAGGAATATAAATGATAATTAGTAATAAAAATGGAAATGTAATATATAAATCTTGGAGAGAAAACGGAATAAAGAAAAGTGAAGAAGTATCGTTTAAACCATACTTCTATGTTTCAGTTGATGAACCTAACATACCGCACTATCCTGTTAGCAAATATGCTAGAGGTGAGTTTGAATATGAAGAGGGAGATTGGACTAGTTTAGATGGAACAAAACTAAAGCGTGTATATGTGCAGAAGTCTTTTGATATTCATAAGGCTAGACAGCACTTTAGTAAAACATACGAGGCTGATGTTCCATATACATTTAGATACGCTGTTGATGAACTAGATGAAATGCCCGAATATAATATGCGTAAGTGGTATTGGGATATGGAATGGCAACAAAGCGGAGAATATGATGGTTGTATTACTACCATTGTAGTGTATGATAACTATGATGAAAAATATTACCAGTGGGTATGGTTTCCTAATGAAGATATAGAATGTGAACGCCCTAATTTAGATTCCCCGTATCAAAAGTTTAAGCATCCTAGCACTACGACAGTTTTTCTTAGTGAAAAAGACATGCTTGAACATTTCATGGGAACTATAATGATTAAAGACCCCGATATGTTGATTGCATGGTTTGGTCTTAAGTTTGACTTACCTAAGTTATTAGATAGAACATGCGCTCTAGGATTGAATCCTTTAGTTATGTCTCCTTATCATAAGATAGATGGAGTTAAGCAACTAAAAGATAGATGTAGTTTTAATAGACAAGATGGCTATTCACCGATTGAGCAACCTATTGGTGGTAGATTGACCCTTAACTTAGACTTAGCATTTGAAAGACAGTGGAATGATTCACAACGAGGAACACTACCTTCACTAAGTCTTGATTATGTTTCTAAGATATTATTTGATGAAGGTAAAGAAATGAATACTAAGTTTGAAGACCCCAACGAATTCTATCGTAGAGCATGGCTAGAAGATACAGAAGCATATTTAGAATATGCTCTAGTAGATGTAGAACTGTTAGTCAAGATAGATGCGATTAACTATTGTAGTGAAGCAATAGTATCATTACAACGATTACTAAAAGCACCATTCAAGGCTTGCTTCTATGCTTCGCACATGGGTTCTATTTACTTTATGAGAAATGCTTGGTGGAAAGCACCAACAGGTATCAAGAGTGCTGATAGAAGAGAGTATGAAGGGGCTATGATTTATGACCCGCTTAGTGAAGATACTAACGGACTACACCTTAATGTAGCGGCATTTGATTTTGCCGGTCTATATCCATCAATGATGGTTGCTAGAAATATATCTTGGGAAACTAAGAGCGAAGAACCGACAGCCTTTGCAGTTAATATCTTAACACCAAGAGATTTCAGCGAGCCGATAGGTGATAGAATGTTCTACTTTAAGACTGATAAATTAGGATTATTACCTAAAGCGGTTCTTGAATTAAAAGAGTTAAGAAATGACTACAAGAAAAGAATGAAGAATGCTAGTAATCAAACTGATTATGTTAAGTGGTATAATAACCAAATGGCGGTCAAGAGATTGATGGCCTCATTTTACGGTGTATTGGCGTTTCAGGGCTTCGGTTGGGCTGATGTAGACCTAGCCGCCTCCATCACAGCAAGTGCGAGGGAGGCTATCAGATTAGCCGCATTCAAGGCGAAGGAGTTGGAAGTATGAATTACTATGAAGAATATCAAAAACAACTCATATTAGAAGATGTCACTAAATTCTTTACATCACTTGGGATTAGAATAAATCCTTATGGGAATTTATCTATGAAAAAAGAATATAAAGAATCAATACTTAGACAAGTAAAATTTTCAAGACAATATATTTCTACGAGTTTAGAAAAAATAAAAGACATAGAAAGTAGAGTAAATTATGGCCCTGCTCCTAGAAAATCTAAATATGACCCCGATAGAATAGCCTTTCATTATAGGGATATAGAAAAATCTAAGAGAAAAATATCTTGGATAAAATTCCATGTTAGAAATTTAGGTTGGGATATTACAGATGAGGAGTTGAAAATATGAAATGTAAAACACCTATGAAATGTAGGCCGGAGTTTGAAGGTAAATATCATTGTAAATTTTGTGAACATCAAGCGTTCTTAGATTTACTAGACGAAAGAAAATGTGAAGAGGAATAAAAATGAGTATGACAGTAGTATGTAGAGATTGTAGAGAAACTTTTAGAAAGTTCTCTATGAAATCAAGAGAAACAATATGCCCCGATTGTAGGGGAAAGAAAGGAAAGAATAGATATAGAGTTATGTCTAATAAGACACAAGATGCTATAGCAACAATAGAAAACATGGATAAAGAAATTGAGAATCTAAAGACCTCAATTGATGTATTACATAGCACTATTGAAGTTGAAGTTCAGCATCAATTAACAAAAGGCATAGAACCTATTATTG